CAGCAACCCGATCACGGCACTTTCTGCCGTGGGATCGCCATTCGTGATCGACACCGAACGCGAACTCAAGCCGGGCGCCACATTGGGCTATTACATCACCGGAACAGGGTCTGGGGCCAATGCGTCTAAGGTGGATTTCGTCATCAACTGGTTCGAGGAGTCCATCCCATGACCGATGGCATGCTGGGCATGGCCGGAGACAATCCGGTCGGTTGGCGGCAAATCAGGCTATGGGACAATGGGGACGGCGCGGCGGCCCTTCATGTCCGTTCTGCCGCGACAGTTGTTCGGACAGATGGCAACACCACACAGATCCCGGCATCTCAGCAACCTGTTCCGCTAGTTGCGGGTGACCCAAACAGGGGTCCGGTCACGATCGCCAATGCGGCTACTGGCAATCTCTATGCTCTGCTCGCCAAAGGCACAGTTTCGACGACGATGTACACGGTATCGATCCGACCGGGCGATTATTACGAAGTTCCGTTCCTGTTTACCGGACTGATCACGGGTGTCTGGGACGTCAATGCGACCGGCAATGCCAATGTGACGGTGCTCATCTGATGCCACTGTTCAGCCGGTCTCGAATTGGCATCCCCAATCCTCTTACGCCGGCTGCGGCGACCGCCTATCAGGCGACCAACTCGCGTCAACCGGCCGTCGTCACGGTCAATCTCACCTCTGCGGCAGCCCTGACATTAAGCGGAGGGTCAACCAACAGCGCGCAGATTGTCATCGGGGCTACCAATGCCGTGGCGGCCGGAACCGGGACGGTGGTGGGATTATACAGCAATTCCAACACTGGATCGTTGTCGCTCGGCCTCAATATCAGCACCGTCCAAGCAGTGCCGGTCAGTTTCTCGCTGCCGGTCGGCTGGTTCTGGGCATGGCGGATCACCGCTGGCACGGTAACCGTGACAAGCGCGTTCGATCAGGCGATAGGCTAGTCAACCACCTATCCGGTATTAATCCGGAATTGCCGCAATGCCCTTAGTCGGCTAAGGTGCGTTTATGGCGAACACGTCGATCCCAAACCTTACTCCCGTCATTGCTCTCGCCGGCAATGAACTGATGGAAGTCGTGCAGGCGGGAACATCGGCTCGCTGCACAGTCAGTCAGGTCGCAGCGCTTGCCTCTGGTGGGCTCAATCCCTCGCTTGTTCTGGTAGCAACCGCGACTTCCACCATCGCAGCCGGCGCTTTCGTCAATCTCTACGCCTCTGGTGGGGGGCTACTCGCCCAGCCCGCTATCGCTACGGGGTTCTCGACTTTCGCCAACGCCTTTTCGCTGGTGGGAACCGGAAGCGGAAACACTGGCCTGTTCTACTGCGCTGGCCTCGATTTCGCGGTGACGGTGCCGAACGGTTCGGGTGGGTCAACGGTATGGCTCAGCGATACCGTGGCAGGCGGATATCTGACGAGCCCTCCCACTACGCGCGGACATATCGTCCAGCCGCTTGGCGCCGCCTCTCCCGGCGCTGGCATCTTCTTTTCCCTGCAACCTCCGGTGCAACTGTGATGAAGCGTATCCTTGCTGCTCTGGCGTTGCTGTCCGCTCCGGCGATGGCGGCACAGAAATATCCTCTGGTCCTAAATTCTCTGGGGCAATATCAGCAGATCCAACCCGGCGACGAATTGATCATCAACGCGGGCACGACAGGCGCTGCCCCGATCAATATCCCGATTGGTGTCGCTCCGACAACTCCAACCGATGGCGATATCTGGACGACCACAGCGGGTCTCTACGCGCGCATCAATGGCGTGACGCAGGGTCCGTTTAGTAATACCACGGGTACGGTCACGAGCGTTGGATTGTCGCTGCCGTCGATATTTACCGTGACCAATTCTCCTGTCACGCTATCGGGCACGCTTACAGGAACGCTGAACAGTCAGTCTGCCAATCTCTTTCTCGCCTCCCCGAATGGATCAAGCGGCGTTCCATCTTTTCGTGCTCCGCTCATCGCGGATATATCCAATCTTGGGACCGGTGTTGGGACGGCGCTTGGGGCGGCAGTAAGCGGTTCCGGATCGATCGCGCTCACGACATCTCCCGTATTCACAACCCCAAACATAGGCACACCGAGCACCGCAGTTCTGACCAATGCAACGGGTCTTCCTCTCACCACTGGGGTGACAGGAATTCTTCCGATCGCGAATGGCGGTACTGGATCGGCAACAACGACAGCTAATGCTGCATTTATCGGTCCAAACGGATCTAGCGGCGCCCCATCATTCCGAGTTCTGGCCGGCGCTGACATTCCTGCGATCAATGTCGCGGCATCTGGCAATGGCGGTATCAATGGCCTAGTCCCGATCGCCAATGGCGGCACCAACGCCAGCACAGCGACGGCGGCTACCTCCAACCTCCAATATCTGCAAGGCGCAACCGGCAGCATTGCGCGTAGCATCACCAACAAATTCCAGGATACCTATTCAGCGCTCGATTTCTCTGGTGTTGACGCAACCGGCGCCAGTGATAGCACGACCGGTATCAATTCTGCGATCACAGCGGTTTGCGCAACGGGTGGAACCCTGTTCTTTCCGCACGGAACCTACAAGATCACCTCTAACATAACGGTTTCCTGTTCGAATATCGTCATCAAGGGCGATGGCATCGGCAATACCATCATCAGCCTCGCTTCCGCCACGAGTGGCGCCTTCACTTTCACCGGATCGAACAATCAGGCGATCACCGGACTGACAATCAATAACGGCGTCACCCAGACGGCCGGGACCTATATCAGCATATCCACCACCAACACCTTTATCGCGCGAGACATTGGCCTGAACGGCGCATTCCACGGCATCGACACCGTCACCGGCTCCATTCAATATCTGACCAATCTGCACATAACGAACACCGTCGCCACCACAGGCGTTGGTATCTACTCACAGGGTCAATCCGCAGACGTTTTCATCACCAATGTCGTGATGGATGCGCCTAACGGATCGCAGCCTATGGCATGCCTTAGGATCAACAACACGGGAGCGATGTGGGTATCCTCATCGGACTTTTTACATTGTACCAATTCGCTCCTAATCGATCCTCAGACCAACACAGATTTTGCGAATTGGATATTCCTTCAGAATCTGACGTTTGACACGAACGGAGCATCTGGGATCAAGATCGCTCCCGCTAATGCCAGTGCCTATGTGACCGGCGTATTTTTTGATAATGTCTGGTCGGCTACCAATCAGGTAAATGGCGCTTTGATCGATGGCGTTGGTGCCGTCACCAACATCAATTTCAACTTCTGTCATATCCTGAATAACTTTCAGGAAGGCATCAAAATCACGAATGCGGGGACACGCTCGGATATCAATGTTCTGAACTGCCAGATTTCCGGTAATTCTCTCGGTTCGAGTGGAACATATGGCGCTATCAACATTGCCGCCAATATCTCCCATTTCAACATCAGCAACAATCGTATCGGTCAGGTCGGCAATTTCGCCAACACGCAGAATCAGCCTATCAATCTCGCGGCAGGAACCAGCAATAACTACATCATCGCTAATAACGATGTTACCCTCAATAATAACGGACTTGTTGATGGAGGTACTGGGACGACCAAGAATGTTTCAGGTAATATCGGTTATAATCCTATTGGCGTAACCTCGGCGACGGTTACAGCCTCTCCATATACATTCACCAACAACACGGGATCGGCAGTCAGCATATTCGTCTCAGGAGGAACCGTATCCACCATAAACATCAACGGACTTAACGTGGGTGCGAGCGGATATTTCGTTATTCCGCAGAGCCGATCAGCGGTTATTACCTATTCGTCAGCGCCGACCGTGCAATATTGGGGTTTCTGATGACCACACCCATCCCCCTCACCTATAACGGATACGTCTCCCAGATCGCCAATCTCGCGGTCATGACGACGCAGACCGTGAATGGTGTGGTGTCGGGCGTGGACGCATCGTTCAACACGGCGCTGCTGTCAGCGCTGAACTATGCCGAGCTTCGCATTCAGCGCGACCTCGATCTCCTCCCCTCGCTCACCAGCAACAACTACAACATCACCGCTGGCAGCAATCAGGTATCTATCCCGGTCGGCGATTTCGTCACGATCCAGACGCTGAGCATCTCGGGCAATCCGCTGTCTCCGGTCAGCAAGGAATTCATCCAGAACGTCTATGGCACATCAGGCATCACCGGACAGCCGGCCTATTTCGCCATGATCGGCGGGGATAATGCGGGGGGCAGCACATCGAACAATATCCTGTTCGGTCCCTATGCCGATGCGAACTATGCGATATCGGCGTTCGGGACGGTGCGTCTGCCCTCGCTGAACACCTATGCCAATCAGGCACAGGCTGGGACGGCTACGACGTTCATCAGCCAATTCCTGCCGGACCTTCTCACGCAAGCGTCGCTCATTGTCATCGCCCAATACCAGCGGAACTTCGGAGCCGCAGTTGGCTCAGATCCGGATATGCCCGGCGCGTATGAGGCTGTTTACCAAGGCCTTCTGAGAGGCGCTGGGGTTGAGGAAGCGAGGAAAAAATTCTCGGCAGGTGCATGGTCGTCCATGGGCCAAACTCCTGTTGCGACTCCGGGTCGGTAAATGCCGCACGCCACGATTAAATTGCGCCCGGGAGTGGACGTCGTAGAGACGCAAACTTTGAACGAAGCTGGCATAAGCGTCTCGAACCTGATGCGCTTCTTCTATGATCGCACATCAGGCGCTCTCTCGCAGAAATTGGGTGGCTGGTCACGCTATGTTCAGCAAAAGACCGCTGCTATCACCCGCGCACTCTGGGCATGGGAAGACACTAATGGCGTCTCCCATCTGTCCTATGGTACACAGACGATCTCTGGTAGGGCGACGTTAGGCGTCATCACCAACGGCAACACACAGGACATTACCCCACGTACGACGACCAACGCCGCTGCGACGATCACGGTTTCGTCGACGGCTGGCAGTAGTTACGTCACGATCACCGATACCACGGTGACGGGCATCACCAACTACGATAGCGTCTATATCGCCACTCCGATTGCGATTGGTGGCTTGGTCCTGTTCGGTTTCTACCCGACCGATCCTAACGGCTTTATCGCACCGAGCAGTTACACGGTCCAGGCTATCGATGTACTCGGAAATCCGGTGCTCGCGACCTCCACGTCCAGTTCGGGTGTCACGGCCAAGATCACGGTGGTGTCTGGGTCTCCAGTCGTCACCATAACGCTTCCTGCTCATGGAAAGACGTTAGGCAGCACCTTTACCGTTCTCGTCTCCACCACGGTTGGAGGGACAACCTTCTATGGCGATTATGTCGTTCAAACCGTGGTTGATGCCAACAACTTCACCATCAACGCTCCAACAACGCCTAGCGCTTCGACCAATGCATTTATCAATGGCGGCAATGCTTATTACATCTACTCTTTCGGTGTCGGCTCCATTCCTTCCGGGACCGGATACGGCATTGGGGGATACGGCCTGGGGGGATATGGAAGCGGGACAGCCATCATTCCGGCCACTGGCTCCCCAATATCTGCCAGCGATTGGGTGCTTGGGAACTGGGGACAAATCCTGCTCTCCTGCCCGATCAACGCTTCGGCTATCCCCTATCAACCGATCTACCAGTGGGACCCGCTCTCCGGTTCTCCCACGGCAACGGTGATTCCCCAAGCGCCGCCGGTCAACGATGGGTTCTTTGTCGCGATGCCCCAGCGTCAGATCATCGCATGGGGCTCGAGTTTCGACGGCATTCAAGATCCTCTCTTGGTGCGCTGGTGCGACATTGGAAACTTCACGGTGTGGGCGGGACAGGTCACCAATCAGGCGGGTTCCTATCGAATCCCTAGAGGATCAAAGATCGTCGGCGGCATACAGGGGCCGCAACAGGGCTTGCTCTGGACCGATCTAGGCGTATGGGCAATGCAGTATCAGAGCCTGCCGTTCGTCTATGGCTTCAACGAGCTGGGTTCCGGTTGTGGATTGATCGCCCGCAAGGCAGCCGGGACACTCGGGGGTGTGGTCTATTGGATGGGGCCATCGCAGTTCTATGCGCTGGCGGGGGAAGGGGTGCAGCCGGTTCCCTGTCCGGTATGGGATGTGGCTTTTCAAAACCTCGACCAGAACAACCTTCAGAAGATCCGGGTAGCGGTCAATTCGCGCTTTGGCGAGATAGCCTGGTATTTCCCCTCCCTCCAAGGAGGTGGAGAGGTCGACAGCTACGTCAAGTTCAATCCCGCGCTCAACGCATGGGATTACGGCAAACTCGGCCGCAGTGCGTGGGTGGATCAATCGGTTCTCGGTCCTCCGATAGGAGCCGATCCGGTATCTCTGTATCTCTACCAGCACGAAACCTCGCCCGATGCCGATGGGCAGCCTCTCCTCGCGTCCATCCAGAGCGGATATTTCGCGATCGGTGACGGCGATAACATGACCTACGTGGATCAGGTCTTCCCCGATATGAAATGGGGCTATTTCGCCGGAAACTCAAACGCGACGGTCAACATCACTTTCTATGTCGCGGATTATCCGGGACAGACACCGAAGGTATTCGGGCCTTATGCGGTGACACAACAGACAACGCTCATATCTCCGCGCTTTAGAGGCCGGTTGGTTTCGATCGCCGTTTCGAGCAATGATATCGGTACTTTTTGGCGGCTAGGGGCGATAAGGTACAGATATTCGCCAGACGGCAGATTTTGATAGGAAAATCAATAGGATGGCATCGCTTACAGACATCTTGAGCGCCCTGCAAAACGGTGTCGTTGCCATCAATACGCTTACGTCTAAAACGGGCGGGATCTACAACAATCTCGCCATCGCCTCGCTGTTTCAGGGGCCGATTACCACCTCTTACACGGTGCTCTACACCTCTGCCAGTAACGCAGCGAGCCATATAGACGATATCCTGTTCTGCAATACCACGGGTTCGGCGATCACTGTATCCATGTCGATCGTCGCGCCGGGTGGAACCGCTTCGGCCTCGAATGCAATCTTCTTCGGCCTGTCGATTCCCGCTAACTCGACGCTGACATGGACAGGTCGTATAATCGTTCCGGCCGGCTATACGGTGCAGGCTCTTGCTTCGGGCGCGGGTCTGACACTCACGATTTCCGGCGGCACGAGCGTTTGAGGATAAGCAGATGGATGCGATCAAGAATGCTCTGCGAATTGCTCGGAAACCTCGTGCATCTGGCGGTTCCGTCACCGTCACCCATGAAGGGCCTATCAATAGCTCTGTTGCGGGCAGAACGGACCACTTGCCCTTACATGTAAAAGCTGGGAGCTACATATTGCCAGCGGATATCGTCAGCTCTTATGGTGAAGGAAATACGTCCGCTGGTTTCCGTGTCATGAACCGCCTGTTCGGTGGAACGCCCTACAACGCCAAGGGTGGACCCTATAACAGCGGAAAGCGACCCTACGGCTCCGACAGTGACGAGCCCTACGGTCAGAGCGACAGTCCCTACAACGTCGAACTTCAGAACCGCGCCAAGGGCGGAAAGACCGGCACCGTTCCCGTTGTCGTCGCGGGCGGGGAATATGCGATCTCTCCCGAAAAAGTGGCCGAAATTGGCGAGGGCGATATGCAGCGCGGGCATCGGATTCTTGACGAATTTATCCTCCGCAGTAGAAAGGATTTGGTCAAAACGCTAAACAAACTACCCGGCCCAGCCAGGGATTAACATACTGACAAACAGGGATACATACATGACAAATGACGAAGGCGAAGCCCTCATTCTAGGGTGCTCAGATCTCTATGAGATCGAAGACAAGCTTAAGCTCGAAATGTCCAAGCGCACAGAGTTCAGCACAACGCTCTGGATTTGGTGGGCATGGGAATTGTACGCCATGGAGGCCGAGATTGGAGTTGATATCAAGCACCATGATATGCCGAGCATTTCGGCGGCTCAGGTGTGCATGAGCATCGCGGAAGGCGACACGACAAAAAGCGATGAATCATTCTTCGGAGCCTTGAGCAGCCTCAATCTCAGGAATCATGTTAAGCGGTATCTGGAATTTTTCGATCACGAGGAAAATTCACCGCGAGAAATGGCGCGCGAGTTCGCCGAAATACAGCGCATTGAATATCTTCTCATGATCGCGATCGAGTATCAGCGGAACGCTCAGAAAGAATACGAGGCGGCATGTCTGACGCATTGACCATCCGCCTTGGCGAGCCGGGCGATCTTGGGGAAATCATGGAGCTGGCTAAAATCAGCACCGACGAGAACGCGTTCCTTCCGCCGAGCATGGCAAAAATAGCCACGAAAATGTGGTCTCTTTTGCATAGGGACCATGGATTGGTGGGGGTCGTAGAAGGACCAGATGGCAAGATTGATGGTGTCGTCCTTCTCCAAATCGGAGAGGTTTGGTATTCCGACACCATAATCGTGGAGGAACTGGTTGTCTTTGTTCATCCAGATCGCAGAAGCGCAAAGGGCGGTAGAGCTAGACGGCTAGCCAAACTCACCAAAAAGGTAGCTGATGATCTAATGATGCCCCTGCTTATTGGGGTTCTGTCCAACGCTCGAACAAAGGGCAAGGTCCGTATGTATCAGCGCGAGTTTGGAGAACCAAGTGGGGCATTTTTCCTGCACAATGCCACAACAGGCGCGCCCGGCGGGGAATGGACTAGAGAAGAAAGCGATGGTAATACCGAACCTGTCGTCATCGTAGAAGGGTCCATAGGAAATGCAGGATAAAGGCCTCATCTTCTATGTGTATGAGCACTGGAGACCTGACAAAAATATATGCTTCTATGTCGGCAAGGGATGTGGTCGACGCTCGCGCGTTATGTACGGACGCAAGGAGCATCACCAGAGAATACAGAAAAAGCTCGCCCGTATGGGGTTGTCTGTTGAGATCAGGATTATCGCAACCGGTCTAAGTGATGATGATGCCAAGGCTCTGGAAATGGAGCGTATCGCCTTCTGGCTTGCTAAGGGATGTGATTTAGCCAACCGCACGGCCGGTGGGGATGGCGGAGTTAATCCCCATCCAGAAACAAGAGCAAAAATGCGTGCTGCAAAACTCGGCACAAAGCATAGCGACGAGCAGAAGGCGAAAATATCGGCATCTACCAAGGCGGCTCTCAACGCACCTGGAATGAGTGAGAGATTGTCAGCCGCAATTCGTGCGGCCTCTCAGCGGCCTGAGGTGAAGGAAAAACGCTCTAGAAGTCAGAAAGCCCGCATCCGGACTAAGGAGCATGCTCAGAGAATTTCAGCTGCTCATATGGGCAAGAAACTTTCTCCGGAACATATCGAAAAAATGCGGAAAGGGCTTACTGGCCGCAAGCAGTCTCACGAGGAGATCGAAAAGCGTAGACTTGCCAATTCAGGCCGCAAGCGGTCCCCTGAATTTTGCGCGAAGATGAAGGAAATGTGGTCTGATGACCGCAAAGAGCGCCAGATCCGTGAGAGGAGTATACCGATCATATGCATAAATGATCGGAAGGAGTTCCCCTCCGCTAAGGAAGCGGCGAAATTCTATGGCGTGGATAATTCCATGATCACGAAGGTATGCAAAGGAAAATTCAAAGACACGAAAGGATTTTCTTTTAAGTATCTTGAGGAACTAAGGTAATGGGATCGGGCAAGGGCAGCACGTCGACGAGCACTGTGCAAATTCCGCAGGCCGTACTCGATCGCTATACTGCAGTAAATCAGACCGCTCAGCAAGCAGCTTCCCGTCCTTTCGTCCCGTATTCGGGAGAATTTGTTGCACCGATCAACGCCCAAGAGCAGACCGGCATCGCAAATACCAATGCAGCCGCGAACTCTTACCAGCCATATTATACCGCTGCCACAGCTGCCACCAATGCAGGGGGACAGGCTGTCAATCCTACGGATCTGGATAGCAGCGCCATCAACAAATACATGTCACCCTATCTGAATACCGTCTTGGGTTCGGAGTCGGCGCTTCTCAATCAGAACAATCAGCAACAGCAGTCCGGCCAGCTTGGCACCGCTATCCAGAGCGGCGCCTTTGGCGGCGATAGGGGCGGAATCGCGGCCGCTAATCTCGCGCAACAGCAGAATCTGGCAAACGCCAACATCTATTCGAATATCCTCAATCAAGGATACAACAACGCTCTCGGCGTCGCACAGCAGCAGCAGGGTGTCGGCCTAGCGGCTGGTCAGGCTAACCGCACTGCACAGCAGCAGATGGGTGCTCAACTTGCTGGCCTAGGCACGGCGGCGCAGCAGGCTGGTCTTGCTGGAGCGGCAGCGCAGACAAGTGCTGGCCAACTACAGCAGCAGACGCAGCAAGGTCAGGACACTGCTCAGTACCAGCAGTTCCTCCAGTCCCAAAGTTACCCTTTTCAGGTCGCGCAGTTCCTTGCTGGAATCGCGGAAGGTACTGGAAGTCTTTCCGGTTCCACAACTACCACCAATTCTACACAGAACGGCATTTTCTCTGATCGAGAACTTAAAACCAGCATCCGTGAAGTCGGTAAGACCTTCGACGGTCAGCCTATCTACACGTATAAGTACAAGGGACAACCGCAGACGCATATGGGCCTCATGGCTCAGGACGTCGAGGACGCGCATCCAGACGCGGTGGGTCTGGCATCGGGCTACAAGACGGTCGATTACCGCAAGGCGACCGATGACGCAGCCAAGCGCGGTCATTTCGCGGGTGGCGGAGGGGCTTATGATCCGTCCAATTGGCAGGAAATGCTCGGCGCCTATCAGCAGATGTACGCGCCGCTGTTGAACGTCAAGAGCGGATTGGGAGCGGGCAGCATCGTCCCCGAGACGCCCAGTCAGTCGCATACGCTGGCGGTTGCTCAGAACCCCACGCCGAAACAGGACAGCCTGTTGCACGACGCTTCGTCTCTGGCGGGTGACGTTGACGCGATCGGCAAGGCCGGGGACAAGTTCGGCGCATGGAGTTACGGCCATAAGGAGGGGGACGATAGTGATGGCTATGCCCGTGGCGGTCTGGCATCGGGCGGCAACCCTGACGACATGCCCTATGGCGGAGATCACGGTCTCGACATTCCCGACGACCAGCAGAAGTTCACGCTGAACGCGGCCAAGCCGGCGAATGCTCCCAACAGCAATCCGCTGGGTGACCTCAAGGATATCGCCTCGATCGCCAGCACGATTGCGGCCTTCGCGCGGGGTGGACGGGCCAAGCGCGCTGATGGTGGGGCTACGGATGCCTTCAGCGGTTCGAATGGCAAGCCTCCTCCCTTCCCGACGAAGCGCGCAGACGGTGGCGCGACCAACGGACCCAATATCTCGGCAATCCGTCGTGCGCTGATGATCGCGTTGAACCCGATGCTGCAGCACCATGGTCCGCCGCCGGTCACCGATGACGCAGCCAATGACGACAGCGGCAATGATGGCGAACCGCAGCGCATGGTCGCCAATGGCGCTCCTACGGGACTGGCAGCGGAACCGATCGAAACGGCTAGTGGATCAAACGGCAAGCCTCCACCTTTCCCCAAGCCTGGCCATCTCGATCCGCAGGTGGTGTCGTTCCTCAAGTCCAAGGGATTGGGCGACGATCAGGCGCAAGGCATTGCCGCCGGGATCTATGCGGAGAGTGCCAACAACCCGAACGCGGTCAATCCCAAGTCGGGTGCTTTGGGGTTGGGTCAGTGGCTCGGTGCGCGCAAAAAGCAATTGGTCGATCAGTATGGTGACAATCCTGACAAGGGTGACCAGCTCAATTATCTCTGGCATGAACTGAACGGCGGCGACAGGGGCGGATCGTCCGTGCTTTCAGCCGATGACGCTCCTACTGCGCTCGCCGCCTATATCAAGCATTTCATGCGCCCCGCACAGGGGGCCGAGACGACTGGAGATCTTGTCCGTGGCCTTGGCGCTCTGCGGCAGGGTTTCGCCGATGGTGGCGCGCCCGATCCTGATCAGGCGGCGGCCAATTCCGACCTTCCCGATTTGGACACGCCGGACGATACCGGACTTGCATCTGGCAAGCGTCCCAAGGATCTCCTACCGTCCAATTTCTCGGAGCCGGTCAACGACCTCGATCAGGCGCGCGGCCTCGCATCTGCGCCGATCCCGGAAGCGCAGGCCGAACAGCCCCGTAATACCAATGGCGACGATACGCACGGCAATTTCTGGCACAACCTCAAGCATGGGAGCGCCGATGCCATCGTTCCCTTGCTCACTGGTATTGGGGCGTTCGGCACGGCAAACACCAAGAACCCGCTGACCGCACTTGCTACCGGTCTAGGCGCTGGTGCGTCCGAATATCAGAAGATGCGCGAGTTCGAGCTTGAGCCGCAGCAGCTTGCCATCAATCGGATGACGGCGACGGCGAACATATACAATGCCCAGAACACAGCGGCCAACAATGCCCGACAGATCGCCATGGGCATGTATGAACCAGTTCTTACTAACCCGGCAACTCCTTGGTTCAATAAGCGGACGGGCCAGTTGGAGACGAACCAGCAGCACCAGAGCACCATAGATAACTATGTAAGCAGCATCTATAACCGCCAGATTCCAGGCCTTCCTCCCCTGCAGATGCCGGGGATCGAAACTCCTTCTGGTGTCGCACCCAGTGGCAATCCGCAGCCCGATCTTGGCAATGGCACGATCACGCCGGCTGAGGTCGCGCAGTCAAATTCAGCCTTGGAACCAACGCCAGAGGTAACTCCTGCATCCGCCCATGCTCCGGCGCCACAAGCGCAGATTGGCACTCAGGTTGCGCATCATCCGTTGCCCGCTGGAACCCCTACCAGTAAGCACCTTGCCAATGGGGACTATGGCGTTCATTCCATCTTCGCCGGTGCTGTTGATCCGGTTGACGATATCAATGTTGCGCCTGATCAGCGCCTGTCCTCCTTTGTTGCCAATAGAGATCGCCTTATTCAGGCAGGTCTGACGCAACAGGCTGATCAAGTGGGTCAACAGATCGATGCCATCAATAGCGGCAAGCGTCCTGTTTATGACCTAAACGGGAATCCATTCCTAGGATATCAGCAGCAGCAGTATCAGCGTGATCAGGCTGCGAAAGCGGTTGAAACTCAGGCCGCCATGAAGAACCAAGCCGTTAATGCGGCTCAGAGTTTTGTAGGCAATGAATATCAACCCATCCGTCAGTTGCTGACCAGCATGGCACAGAACCTCGCTTCGCATAATCTCAATCGCGGGTCCGTCGCGATCGCCAATATGATTGGCGAAATGCGCAGCATCCCTGGCCTTAGGGATTTGGCAGATCGTTTTGGTGACTATCAGGGCGCTGTTGATGAAAACCAGAAGCAGGCAGCCCTCTTGGCGATGAAGCAGGCAGGAAGCCTAGCCGGAGCGCCTGCTTCTGCGCTGGCGGAAGCCCTCGAAACCGTGCCTGACGCTACGAAAGAGCAGTCTGCTAAGTACAAGATTATCACGCAGGCTCTCGGCAATCTCGAAAGTCAGAAGGATTTTGCGACCGACCTGATCAACCATGCTCCTCAGATAGCGAATTTCTCGCAATACCAGAAGGATTGGCATGCTGATAAGGGTCGTTCTGCGAATGACTATGAGATCCGAGCCCGCAAGGTTACGCCTTATTTCGCCGGCATGACAGAACCGGAAAAGCAGGCGTCGCCCATGCCTGGTAAGGCGGTTGATACCACCAACCTTCCGTTCAACCATCCCTTCAATTCACCAACGAAGGGTCTGGTTTACTGGAATCCCGTCACGAAACTCTGGTATCCAACCCCGCAAAAGCCGCCGCTCGGCTATAAGGGTCCGTGAGATGGTCAATCTTCTCGCCAAAGCCATTTCAGGAAAAAATAGATCGCGAACAATGCTAAGAAGTGCATAGCACAATCCTTTCTGTATCTCCGGGTTGTGACATAGAAGGCGTCGGTTAAGGAAGCGATAATATGGCTAGTCCGTCATGGCTTGATACAGCAGAAGGCGCCGTACGGACGCTCGGGCCATCGTCGCTTGAGCAGATCAAGGATATTGCACGCGGTGTCATGCAGACCGTGACGCATCCGGTTGAATCGGCTAAGGCCTATGGCAAGATCGCCAGCGGCATTGCATCGAAGGCCGCTCCCTATCTCGGCAGCGAGGCAATTGTTGGTCAACAGAGCCCGCAGAAAAAGGCGCAGCGAGAAGCCGTTGCCGATGCGGCATGGGCCAACATCGCCGATAAATATTCCAAGATCGATCCTTCTACCGGTGAACGTCATTTTGACGTAGACACACTCAAGAATACGCTTGCTACCAATCCAGGCGGCATCCTAGGCGATTTGTCGATAATTCTTCCCGGCCTTGGCGAAGCTGGTGTTGCCGGTAGGGCAGGAAAGGTCATTGGTGCCCTCGGTGATGTTACGGGAGCTGGGGGCGCAACAGGTGCAGCCCTAAAGGCTATTGGCAGCGGTGCCCAGAATGTCGGGAAAGCCATTTCTGCATCTCAAAAATATGTAAATCCTCTGACAGCCATTCCCGCTGCGGCAGGCAAGATTCCTCTGGTAAGAAATTTGGCCTCTGGTGTGGGGAGTACGATAGCATCAACGCCATCCAGATGGCAGCAACTAGCAAGCCATGTCCCGGAAAAGTTCCTGTCTGACACCTATTTAGCCGGAAAGGCAGGTAGCACGCCCTTAACCGCTGGTAGCGCGGAAACGGCCGGGGATGTGTTCAAGCACTTTGCCACCAATGATGGCACGGCCGAAATCCAGCAAACTGCCGCGCGGGCTATCAATAAGGCTCAGCAGAAGGCATCGAATGCCTACGTTCAGGGGAAAGCTGGTCTTTCTACGGCCCCGGTGGACTATCAGCCCGTGCTAGATGCTCTGAATAAATCCGAACAGGATCTTGGCAAAGGATCGTCCCTTGGATTTACTGAAGCAAAGAAAGCCATTTCCGGTGACCCTACAGACCCCAAGTCTCCCCCTGGCGTCCGCCAGTTAGTCGAGGATGTGTTCACCAATCCGGACCCATTGTCACAGAACATAGAAAATGCGGACGCTCTGAAGCGGCAAATTTGGGACATGAAGCAGAGCACGTCTAACAGCGTGGCTCAGCAGCATTTAGGCAATATTTATAATGCCGTGAAGGACGCTATCAGCACGACAGATCCCGATTATGCCAAACTCATGGATAGCTATCAGGCTGGAAGGCAAAATATTCAGGATTTGTCTAAGACATTGGGAGTAAACGATAGAACAGCCAATACGGCTGCGCTTGCCAAACAATTGCGACAGGCTGGCAAGCCGGCCGGAGTGGACTTGCTTAACCAGCTTGCAGAGGAGGAGCCCGCACTCCCATTCATGCTGGCAGGTCACGCGGCTAGGACGGCATTACCGGGCCATTTTAATAAGCTAATGGACGCTGGCCTTCTTTATGGGACCCTGCACGGTGGACTGCCATCCTCTCTTGGGGAAGGGGCAGCACAGATCGGCGCGCTGGCAACTGCCGCGATGTCCTCTCCGTCTGTGGCGCTCAATACCAATTATCGGCTAGGACAGGCCGCTAATATCGTTGGAAACATCGCGAACAAAGTTCCTGCCCCGATCGCAGCGGCCGGCCGTTTGGGAATCAACGTGGCCAAGGGCGTAACCCCATCTACTGAAACCGGCACGGCTCTTGCCGGTCAGTTCGCTCGTGAGGAAGATGTTAGACCGCGTGAGAACGAAGAGGTGGGAAACACCCCTAAGTTTTTCACGGGAAGTGAGGCCCCAAGTGTGCCAGATAGCGATAAAACGCCAGAGGATGATGGTAGCCAAGGATGGAATAGCGCCGACGTGTTCGGGACTCCGGAAACGGATGATACGCGCCCCCAACGCGCCTCCGGTGGTGCAGTCAAGGACATAGAACATCTCGTGGAAGCCCTGATGAAGCGCGCCCACCACGAGAAGAAGCACGCCACCAAGGAAACAGAGCATTTCCTCAAGCTTCCTGATACCACCGTCGCGAAAGCCCTCGCGATCACGAAGAAAGCCATCGCATGACAAGTTCCTTCACGGCCAATGTCCAGCTCGAAGAACCAGCGAATGGTGACCAGGTTAATAGCTGGAACGTTCCGCTCAATGCGAATTTCACCGTTATCGATACGGCGATCGGCGGCAACACCACGATAAACGTGGTTGGTGCTAGCGGAACGATCGCGCTAACCCTCACCCAATATCGCAACCGCATCCTGATCTTTTCGGGTGCTCTCACGGCAAACGTCAACTACCAAATCCCTTCGGCTGTCGGTGGTTTCTGGTACATCATCAACACAACATCTGGCGCTTTCACGCTGACGATCTCTTCGGCCGGTGCGGGAACAAGCGTTATCTGCGCGCAGAGTGCCAATACGATCGTGCTCAGCGATGGCACGAATATCCGCTTGGCGCAGAGTGGGGCGACACCTGCGGCTGGGTCTGACAAACAGATCCAGGTCAGCATCGGTGGTATCTTGGCGGCCTTCGCGGGTCTGACCTATGACAATGCGACCACCACGCTTGCGGCTGCCAATATCTCAGGAAATCACAAGGGAACCGTTGACACGGCCGCAACTGTCGGAGCGAGTGGTCCGCTTGTCGGTTATCGAAACATTCCCGCCAGTGCCAATACGACACCTGACGCAACAGATGTGGGAAAATATCTGCCTCTGTCGTCGGGAACCACGATATCGTCCGGTATATTCAATTCCGGTGATATCTTCCTGATCGTCAACACGAGCGGATCCAGTTTCACCATCACTCAGGGCACGAGTGTAACGCTCAAACTCGCAGGAACGACGACAACCGGAAGTCGAACCCTTGCTGCTAATGGTTCCGCGACCCTGTTTTGCACCGGCGGCAATAACTTTCTCGTGTCTGGAGCGGGCGTTAGTTAATCGACATATTTGATCTTACCGATGACGTTCGCAGAGATTCCGATCTCGTGATGAGGTCCTAGATCTCCATCCTCACCCTTATAGAGTTCGGTTGCGACCAGATAGCCTTCGCGATCCATGATACTCATCAAATCGCTGATAGACCGGGCTTCGTGCTCGACAAAGATGGAATGACTGGCACCACCACGGTGGGACGGCATGTTGAGTATGATCTGAAATCGCATGTTTCTCGCTCGTGATTTGGCATCCAAGTAACCATAGTTGACAGAGGTTACAACAGAGACGTATAGAATGCACAAACCTCCCCCGGTGTGGAGGTAGCATCAATTCGGTCCCTAGTCGCCCCGGCGCGCGATGATGGCCTCTCTCGGGAGTACCGTCATGGCGAATACTTTTACGCCTTTCGGGTTCAGCCAGCGTCGCGGCACGGGCAGTGCGCCGACCTTTGAGCAGACCCCTGCACTGATCGCATCTGGTAACTCGACCCCCATCTTTTTTGGCGACGCGGTTGTCCCCGTCACCAGCTCCACCACCGGCTACATCCAGCAGGCAACCGCAGGTACGGTTCCAATCGCAGGCATCTTCGTCGGCTGCAAATACACGTCTGTCGCGCAGAAGCGCACGGTATGGTCCAACTATTGGCCCGGTTCGGACGCCAATGGTGACGTTGAGGCCTATGTCGTCAACGATCCCAACGCGCAGTTCCTCGTCGCCTCGAATACGGGTTCTGCGGTCGGACTCGCCAACGTCGGCAAGCTCTGCCAGCTAGGTGTTGGCACGGGCACCACGGCAACGGGTCTGTCGGGCATGTACATTGCCTCGGTCGGCACCACGGCCACCTTCCCCTTCCGGATCGTGTCGCTCTATACCGACCCGGTCGCTCCCAACGGCGCCGATACCACGACCCAGTACAACTGGCTGGTTGTGGCCTTCAACAACGTCCTGACGCGCTCCAACGGCGCCGTCACCGGCATCAGCTAAGGGAGCCTAGGTCATGGCTATTAATCTTTCGGCGATCAAGGATCTTCTCCTTCCGGGCCTTCGTGGCGTGGAAGGCAAGTACGAGATGATCCCAAGCCAGTATGATCGTATTTTTACGAAGCATACCAGCAAGATGGCTCTTGAGCGCACCGCAGAAATGCGGTTCCTCGGCCTCGCCCAGCTTAAGACGGAGGGCGGTCAAACGTCCTTCGACAATGGTGCTGGCGAGCGTTTCGTTTACAATCAGGAGCACAATGAGATTGCGCTCGGCTACGCGATTACTCGCAAGGCCATTGACGACAATCTCTACAAGACACAATTCCATCCCTCGAACCTTGGTCTGATGGAGAGCTTCCACCAGACCAAGGAGATTTACGGCGCCAACGTGCTCAACACGGCGACCACGTATAATCCGGCGGTTGGTGCGGACGGTGTTTCGCTCTGTTCGACTGCCCACCCCATTGACGGCCAGACGATCGGCAATCGTCCGACGATTGACGTTGATCTGAACGAGGCCACGCTGCTCAACAGCATGATCTCGATCCGGACCAACTTCCGCGATCAGGCCGGCCTCAAGATCTTCGCACGTGGTCGCAAGCTTGTCGTTCCGCCTCAGCTTGAGCCGGTCGCCATTCGCCTGACCAAGACCGAACTTCGCCCTGGTACTGCGGACAACGACGTCAATGCTATCGTGTCGACTGCGGGCGGTCTGCCCGAAGGTTACATGGTCAATGACTTCCTGACCTCTCAGTTTGCGTGGTTCCTACTGACCAACATTGATGGCCTCTCGTACATGGAAAGAATTAAGTACGAGACCGATATGCAGGTCGATTTCACGACCGATTCCTTGTTAGTTAAGGCATACGAGAGGTATAGCTTTTCGTACTTCAATTGGAGAGCGCTATTCGGAAGCTTCCCAACATCTTAAGTTTTACTTGTTCTATTCTTGGAAGGCGCACAACCAAAAATGTTCTTGCCTAAACCGTCTGAATTTGGTTTAAGCAATATCGCTAATTATGGCGATAGGGGACAGAGTGTGCCTTACAAGAATGGTAAAACGTTTGAAGAGGTCGATGCTATTCTCAGCTACGATCCAGAGACTGGAATTTTCCTCTGGAAGGTTGACGCTGCTAAGAATGTTAAGGCCGGAAGAGAGGCTGGTTGCGTTAAGGTCTGCCGATCTGACAAGGCTGGTAACCCTGTTTCCTATCTGTATATCAAGATAGGTCATGACATTCCCGCTGCTCGTCTTGCATGGCTACTCCATTACGGTGAGTGGCCTCTCGCTCGATTGACGTTTAAGGATGGCGATACTCTCAATCTTAGGATTGATAATATCGTCATGCAGAATTCTCTGATCGATAAATACGACATGAGCGATCGTGAACAGAGAAAAGCGTATATGCGCGAGCATCAGAAGACATTCCCAAAGGTATGGAAAAATTCTCATCTCAAGAGCAGATTTGGCATAGGCCTATCCGAATATGCCGCGATGGCAGCTGCTCAGGACAACAAATGCGCGATCTGCGATCAGCCAGAGACCCAGAAGCGTGGCGGAAAGGTTAAGGCTCTTGCGGTCGATCACTGCCATACCACAGGTAAAATCCGTGGGCTTCTCTGTGTTGATTGTAATCAGGCAATCGGCAAGTTGAAGGAGGATAGAAACATCCTTCTCTCAGCAATTCGTTATCTCGACAAACACGCGGACGATAATGTGGTTCCGCTCAAGCAGGGGTCTTAAGCATGGCTGAAACCGCTTTCTCGGGACCGCTGATTGTCTTCGGCCAGTCCCCCTATGCTGGTTCGGAGTACAACGCCGACATTGCCCCCTCGATGTTCTGGGGCGGTACGGCGGTCCTCGATCCGCGTCTGCCCTATACCTATCTGAACGGGGAATCGCAGACCTCTCCGGACGTGGGTTGGCTCGGTGCGGACTGCATCACCACGCAGAACATCGTGCCATATACGGCGACGGCGGGTGCCATTGTTGCATCTGCCAGCCCGACCGGTGCGGCGCTTGCTCTGGTGGCGGCTAACTCTGCTACCACTGGTGTTTATATCACGCCGGGCATTACGCGGGCGGATACGGGTGCGCTTGATACGGGTGTGGGCGGTGCGGGCCTTGTGGCGCTGGATGCGTTCACTTCGGTGACGGGTTCATTCGTCAATGGCGTGCTCACCGTGACCGCGAATACCGCGATGCCGATTACGCCGGGCATGCAGATTGTCAGTGTCGCTAACCTGACCTCGGGCACCTTGGGTCCTGTGGCTGCGGCGCCGAGTTCGTCCAATCCTCCGACGATCGTGCTCAGCCAGACTGCGGCGGGGACCGGTGGTCAGGGTGTTGCGGGTACCTATACCACGAACAACCCCGGCCTCAACTCGACTTCTGGCACGATCACCCTTGCTCTGCCCAATCCGCTGTCCTGCACGGTGCCTTTCGGTGGCTTTGGAACTAACGGCAACCTGATGTGGAATGCGCAGTCGCTGGTCGGGCGGGCCGTGGCTGTGACGGCCGCTGCTGGTGCGACCTATACCACGGCTACCGTGGCGGGTTATGACATCTATGGCTATCCCATGGTGGAGGCCATTACGATCACGGCCGGCTCCCAGGTGGCGGGCAAGAAGGCGTTCCGGTATATCCGATCGGTCACTCTGTCGGGTGGTTCGGCGGATACCACGCATGCTTATTCGGTCGATACCACCACGGTGTTCGGCCTGCCGATCCGGTCGGACAGCTTCGGTGACTTGATCGTCAACTCGGCCACGTCGGTGACGGCGGTTACCATGATCACGTCGGCGGCTGGTTATCTGCCGAGCGATCGTACTTCGCCTGCGACTGCAACGACTGGCGATGTTCGCGGCACCTACAGCTTTACCGCTGCGACGGGTGTGAACAAGCTTGTCGTGAGGCAGTCTCCGCAGGCCTACAACATCGGCAACAATGCGGCGACGGCTTCTGTTGGATTCTTTGGCCAGACGCAGTTCACGAATTTCTGATGACGTTCTAAGAGGAGTGGTGAAATGAAGGGACGTAAGCATCGCGCCACTGGGGGCGTCAACGAGGCCAAGGAAGATCTGATGGACAAGCCCGAGCGTCGGGTGAATTCGAAGATCAATGACGAGGCCGAAGAGCGCAAGCGTGGCGGCAAGGTCGGCAAGCACGAGGGCATGGGTCCCGAGCATGAAGCGACCTGTATGACGAAGCGCCGCAAGCGCGGTGGTCGCATGGTCGGTGAGGTCCATGGCGAGATGGCCAAGCACCATGCCGGTCGCAAGCCCCGCAAGAGTGGTGGGTCGGCTGACAGCACCCCGTTCTCGTCTGCCCGCAAGGGTGAAGTTCCCAAGGGCCGCTCCGTCGATATGGAGATGGAGAACGAATAACCGTTTGGGAGGGCCGACATGCGCCAGATTCAAGTCATTGTCGGTCCTCTTGCCGCCGCCAGTGCTAATAACATTGCCCAGTCCCAGACCCCCACGGCTGGCAACCTGACCCTTAACGGGAGCACGGTTGTCAATGGTGTGGCGGTTCTGGATAAGCCTAGACGTGTTCTCATCACGACGACGGCTAACGAAAGCGCGAACACCTTCACCATTTTCGGGACGAATTGGTCGGGCGCAACGATCAGCGAGACGGTCGCGGGTCCGAACATCAGCACCGCGCAGAGCGTGCTCGATTACGCCACGGTCACCCGGATTACCATCTCTGGTAACGCGGTAGGTGCTCTCACCGTTGGAACGAACGGTGTGGCTTCGTCGGCGTGGGTGTGTCTCGACCATTGGGCGCATTCGCAGGTCTCGGTGCAGTGTGACGCGAGCGGTACTGTGAACTACACGGTTCAAAGCACACTTGACGATCCGAATGACCCGACCAATCCGGTTGCCGTCTCTTCGGTGGTGTGGATCAACAGCTCGGATGCGGGA